TTGCGCTGAAAAGCTGCCGCCGTTTTTTCCGCGGCGCCGGTTCGCGCGCGTAGAGACGCCTCGCTCTCCGTTTCAGCCACGTGCAGCATGTCCGGGCCAGCTCGCCGGACCAGCGCGCTGGTGAAAGTGTTCATGGTCGCTTGCGCCGCCGCCCGTGCTTCCTCGGTCGGCGCCTCTTGGATTGCGCGAGCCAGTTCCGCCCGCCGTGCAACCGCCGCCCGCGCCAGGCCGGTCGGCGTCGGCCGCGCTTCCTCGCGCGAAACACCGATCGCCTCCAGGTCCTTGGTCAGTCCCTTGCCGCCCTCGCGAACGCTGCGTTCAAGCCGATCTTGCACGCGGCGAAATCCGGCCTCACCAAACAGGCCGACGCCAGCGAGTCGCTCTTGCCGAGCTTCCTCAAAGCTAAGGTTGGACCGCGCCGCCGTCGTTTGGACTTCCGACACCTCGCGCGCGCTATCCATGGCAGCCTTGCCCGCCGTTTCCATGAGCTTCATCGCTGCGCCCGCCGCGACAGCCGCAGCGCCAAGGCCGACGAGTGCGTAGGCCGTCGCCTCGGCGGCCGATTGCAGGCCGGTGGCCATTGGCATCGGCGCTGCTTCCGGCTTTATCGGCTCGGCGGCAAAAGCTCCCCCAGGGCGCTCGCGCTTGCGCGCGGCCGACCTCTCCTCGACTTGGGCCATCCAGGCCTCGTGTTTGGCCCTTTCCTCTTCGAATCCCGCCTCGCCCGGCCTTGGAGCCCTGTAGGATAATTCGTCGAGTTTCTTTAGGCGCGTTTCCGCACCCTTGGCCGACTGCTCGATGTTCGAAAAGCTCTGCCCGACACTCGACGCGGTCTCGCCGGCACTCGACTTGATCTCGTTGAGCGACGAGGCCAGCGACTTGACCTTGTCCTCGCCTACGACATTGAGTGTAAGGGTGGCGGTTGATTGAACGTCGGCCATTAGTTGAGATCATCCGCGTCGATGTTGAATTGTCGCTCGGCTGCAGCGGCGCGTTTGTTGATGGCATCGACCAACCGCGAGATGCGCTTGACGCTCAGATGATCCCACGAGCCCGGCGGCCAGCGGAAGTTCAGGGCTATCCAGTGGATGTTTTCTTCCACCTCCCGCGCGACATTGCTAACTTTCCCAAGATTTTTCTCCTGATCAGGCCGTAGTCCTCATAATCGAGCGCGTTGATCACCGCGTCCGTCAGCGGCAGCCTGGTGCCCATCGGCTGCGCAAACGCGCGCATGAAGGAAGTGAACTCTTTTCCCTCGCCACGGGAATCGAGGTACTCGGAAATTTGACCGACGCGCCGCGCCTGAAACTCGATCTGCTTGAGCACCGGCGCACCCTCGGCCGCCGGATTGAGTTGGACCTCGTGCCGCAGCGTGTAGACGATGGGCGTCGAAATCGCGTCGCCGTCACTGAGGTAGCCGGGCTCCCCCTCGTTGGGCGTAGAGTCAATCTCCTGGCCCTCGCGCCACATCGTATTCATGACCGACGAGACCTCGGCAGCATCGGCCGCGTCCAGCTCGCGGAAGCTGAACGTCTCCTCGCCTTTGCCATTGAGCGCGCGGCAGCACGACGACACAAAACGCTCAAGCCGCTCGCTGCCGCGAACGATGTCGAGCACTTCGGTCATGTCCTTGCAGGTCGCCCGATGGAAAACGAGCTCTCTGGATTTGCCGCCGCTGGCGGTCGTAATCTCTTGCGCTAATTCAAGCCGTGCATATTCCGGCCGGAGTCGTTGATCCATGACCGCCCTCAGTCATCACGCCGCCATCGGCAACAGCTCGGTGATCTCGTCCATGATCATTTCGATCTCTTGCAGGTTGGTCTTGGCGTCGTAGGCCTCCTGCGAGATGTTGCTGGCGTGCTCGGTCGAGAATGTTCTGCCGTCGCATAGCTCGACCACCATGGCCACGTCGCACAGCTCCTGGATCTGCCGCACGTACATGTCGATTGGCACGATCAGCGTGGCCGTAACCTTGGGGTTTCTTTGCTCCATGGTAAACTCGCCATCATGCGCTTCACTGCGATTCTGCCGCGAGGCCAGGATCGTCACGTCGCCATCGGACTGCAGCTTGATGGTGCGGCCGTTGACGACAAAATTCAGAACGCCTTTGCATTTGATGCAGTAAGCCATTGACCAGCCTCCCTACAGTGTTGAGCCGTCGTTTAGAGGCCCGGTGTGCCGAACCCACCAGGCAACAGCACCGGCGGAATGCAAGCAAACTCCGGCGAGGCGTCGATGGTGGTGGCGATGCGCGCCAGCTGATTCACGAGGTCGATATCGAGAAGCACGTTGACGCGATTCGGATCACAGAATTGCGGGGTGTTGGTGCGCTCGACCTGGACCATGCGTTCGAGCATTCCGGGGTCCTCGACCGTCCACCCTAGCTGCGTGCCGCGCAGCCACGCCAGGATCGACGCCTGCAGGATACGCGGCGACACCGCGCGCTTGCCGGGAGGAATCGGCGTGCCGTCCGAGACCAGGCTGACCGAGCTGTAGTTGCGGCGATACCAGAAACCGAGATCGCGCACGAACTTGACGACGGTGTAGCGGTTCTCGACCCGCTGCCAGGCGCCATCCGGCGCGCCGGTGAATGGATCGTACTTGTACGTTGTGAGCGGCTCCTCGATCCACAGATTTGTCATGCGGATGCCGCGCGCGTTGGCGATGTCCCAGTTTGCAATGCCCGCATCGAAGAAGGCCCGCTTCTCCTCAGGGCTCCACACCCACGCGCATTGCCGGGAATCGTAGAGATTGCCTAAGAGGCCGTTGTCGTACTGCACGGGACGCGACGGGTCCCAGCACGCGGTGCAGCAAACGCGCGAGGCGAACGCCGCTGCCAGCACGTAGCCGGGATATTTGTACCCGGTGCGGACCGGGACGACGGTTTCCTCGGGATTGTTGCGCCCGCGGCCATAGGCGGCGATCTGGCCGGCGCTGTTCGTATACGAGTGGAACAAGTGGCCGCCCTTGAAATCGCCCTGGACGCCGCATTTCCAGTTGCGCCGGATGAGCTGGATGATGAATTGAACGATGATCTCGTCCTCGACGCCCAGGCCGACGCAATCCCAATGGCAGTTGAACGGCAGCGCGAGCTGCTCGATGTCATAGACGCCGGTGCCGCTGACGGTGCGCGTCGGATCGGAGACCGTCACGCCAGGAGGGAATTCGTCGCCGAACCGTGGATTCCACAACGGCGTGAACCAATTGCCGACCGGGCCTTTGTTCTTGGCGGTCAGCGTGATCGTGGCACCGGTGCCGGTGCCGGTGCCGTTGCCGTTTCCATTGCCGCCGCCGGTGACGGGGGCGGCCACGGCCACGAATGGGAAGTCGATGAGGTTGTTGAACTGCGCCGCCAGTGCGTTCGCAATCGAGTCGGCGCTGGCGCCGACGTTCACCGCTACGGCGAAAGCAAAGTCCAGAACGTCCACCGACATGACACCGGTGTCGGTCGCCGGCCCGGTGATCGTGATGGTGTGCTGCGCCGCCACCCCAGGAGCGGGATCGGCCAGCGGCGTGATGTAGAGCGGCAGCTCGGGGCAGGTGTCGAAATGCTGGATCGCCATCAGCGTGGCGATGGACCCCGCACCGAACAGCGACCGCGCCTCGTTGACACTGTAGATGATATAGAACTCGCCCGGCTTTGCGCCGGGCTCGGTCGTAATCATCGGTGCGACATAGAGCGGGCGGCACAGCTCCGCGAGCGGCATGTAGCCCGATACACACCAGGTGAGGAAGTTGCCTCTGGCGGCCGCGATCGAGATGTTGTTCTGGGCCATCTGCCGCTCCTATCCCTAGCACGGGAGTTGTGGAGCGGCACATTACGCCGGCAAATCAATTCCGGCAACTAGCCCCTGGGGGGTCCGCTCGTTGGCTCGGCCCGATGATGTGTCGGTTGGTGCTGCGCCGCGCGGGTGTGCCGCGCCCGTGGTTGCTTGCCTTCCTCGGGGAGATCGAGGAACACCTTGCCCTGTTTTTCGAGATCGCCGTCCTTGATCGCCTGCGCGATGGTCGGCGTGTACTCAACGGGGATGAAGTCCTCGTCCGGGATCGGCAGCGCCACGTCGTAATCCTGATAGACGAGGGGCGTGATCATTCGTTTGCCCTCCGGGTCGGTCGGGTCGGGCTTCGGCACCGCCTTGACGAACAGCCGCAGCACGCCCGCCGGCGCGGGGCGATGATCGAACGGCAGTTGTTGGATGGTCGTTGCCCTTCGGCCGGCTTTGTTGGAGCCTGTTTGCTGGGCGACAGCCAGCGATGATGTCCATGCGTCCAATGGCATGTTTGCCTCCTTTTGGATCTGCTGCCGCAATTGAAACCCGATCTTCGTCGTCATTCTGGCACCTCGTCCGGTACGTTTAGCGCGGCCCGCCAGGCTGCACGATCTCCTCGCCGGTGCACGGGTCACAGACCGGCGGGCAGCCGGTGCGAGCGCGCACCATGAACCGCTCGACGATGTCGCCGTCGCCACACACCTCGGCATCGTCCTGCCCGAGCACGATGCGCTCGTGGAACACGAAGATGAAGGCGACCTTGACGTGCGGCAGGCGCGTGCCCTCGACCTTCATGCCGCCGTAGAGCGTGGGCTGAAAGCGCAGCGTCGGCCGCCAATTCACCAGTATGTGAATGAGCTGCTTCTCGGCCAGCTCGATCTGGTCGGCGGCCTCCCACTCGTGCTCGCTGCCGCCCGCGTCGAATTGCGCAATCATCGTCATCGAGCGCGGGTTGACGATGTCATCGACCGGCTGGTCATGCCCTTGCGGCACGCGGATGCGCGTGACCGTGGGAAAGACCATCAGGTAAGGCATCGGAAGCCTTGACCATTGCTCCTCGTCGACCTGCCGCAGGCTGAGCTTGACGCGGTCGCCGAACATCGTGTCGCAGGCGCGGATGCGTTTGACCGCCGCCACGTAGAGGCTTTCGGTGACACCGAATTGCGCCAGCAACAGCGAGCGAACTTGCGTCAGATCATCCACTGGTGAACCTCACCGCTTGCGCGAGCTGCTCGGCCTGCGGGTTGGCCGACAGCGACTCATCGAGCGCCTCGGCCAGCATCTTACGCTTGGCCATGCGCCGCGTCCCGCTCGCGAGATAGCCGGCATAGGCTGCGCCGGCCGAGATCGAGCCCGAGCGATCGCCGGCCTCGACCGAGATCGACCCGATCAGTTGTCCGGTGCGCACGCCCGGATAGTCGCCGGGCGCCGACGGGCTGGCGCCGCAGCTGCTGATGAAGTGATTCCGCGCATCGTCCAGCCGCTCCTGCAGCCATTGGGAAAGCATGCCCTCGTCAATTTCCACCATGGGCACCGCTGATATGTCGACGGTCAGGGTGATGCTGATGCCCGCCATCAGATCACCTCGGGCACGCTGCTGGTCATGTCCGGGACTTCCCATTGCGGCGGCGACTGCTGCGTTGCCGGATCGCTGCGACGGTCGCGGATAACCTCCGGCGCGCAGAGGAGCACCGTGAAGCGATGCTGGCCGCCAATATCCTCGACAGTCCGAACGCGATACCATGTCTCCGCAAGCCGGTCGCAATGATAGACCCAATGCCCCAAGTCGATTTTGACATCCGGTGGCGTCCTGATCGTGACCTCGTGCGACGGCGGCCGCAGCCTGGTCGCGCCGCCGCCCCACACCGCTTGATAATCGAGGAATGTCTCGCCTTTGAGCGGACGGATGCGGGCCTGGACCTGGATCACACCTGGCCGCGTGACGATTGTCGAGACCTCGCCATCGGGCCGCTCGAGCATGGTGCAGATGATCACCTTGTCGCGCATGGAGCCAAGCGGCGGCGCCATGGCGCGGCCGGTACGACTGCGCCCGCCGGGGGCTACTGCTGTTTGCCTCACAGCCATGGCGTCACATCAGGTAGGTGAGCTGCTGGGAGAGGAAAGCGTTGGCCCCGCTCGTCGACAATATCTCCGGGTTCATCTCGACGTCGCCGCGGTTCTCGCACATGTAGGTGAACAGGCGCAGGACCGCCTGCACGAAGGTCGCGTCCTGTTCGCCGCACGGGTCGGATGACCCGACCGGATAGACCGCCGTCAGATCGCAGTGACAGCACAGCGACGGCAGGCAGAGCACGCTTTGCCCGCTGCTGAACTCGCCGAAACCGCGGTACGGGTTGGGCAGGTTGGGTGCGTTGTTGACGATCAGCGGCGATGTGGCGGGTAGCGTTTCGACCAGCACGCCGCACGAATACAGCCTGACCGGCCCGCTCGGCGTGCGCGACAGCCGCACGGTGCCGTTGCCCTGGACCTCGACAGTTTCAGTCAGATTGCGCTCGGGATAGTCCAGCCCGATCGCGGCGGCGCACAGCGCCCAGGCCGCTTCGAACCAATGGCGAAGCAACCGCTCGTCGATGGCGCCATCGGTCGCGGCCTGCAGCTTCGCCAGCTCAAAGGCGTCATCGATGCGCACTTACATCCTTCGATTGATCGAGATGTTGACGCAATCGCAGACCTGCAGCCGCCGGCCGTGGCAATCGATCAGGCCCAGGCAGATGTCCAGGCGATAGCAGCGCGAGCCGGGGAGATCGGGGCGCGACCAGACCAGGAACTCGGTGGCCCTGCCGTCGATGATTTGCGCGAAGCCGGGCTGGCCGTTGGTCGGATCGGTCTGCATGCCGGACACGAGCTTGATGTCGGTGTCGTCTGCCGGACCGGGCGGGTTCTTGTTGAGGTCGATGATCTCGGCGCTCTCGACGCTGGTGAGAGCAAAGCCGGGCACGGTGCCGACAAAGCCGCTCCAATCAATCTGCAGCGGCAAGGTCTCGCCCGCATTCGCTTCCCAGAACATCGTGCAGCACGACGTGAAAGGGCCGCAGACCTGCGGCGTGCGCGTCAGCATGTTGGACATGACCGCCTGATTCACCGACAGCCTCCCATGAGCTTCGGCATTCGACGCAGGCTCGTGTTCATCGCCACGCGCCGCGAGCTATAGAGCACGCCGTTACGACACACCGGGAAGTGCCACGGAACCGGCGGCGGCCCGCCCGACGGGTCGTAGCACCAGCGCGGCGGCGGATCACACCGCTGCGGCTGCACGCCGGCCGGCGCCACCGAGATGATCGGACCGCGCCACATCATTCAGCCGGCGCGTGTGCTCGGCTCCTGGCCCGCGCTCGCGCCGCGACGCTCTCGATACCGCCGCCTTCGCCGTTGCCGCTCTCGCCGCCGGCCTGCGCATCGACGCACACGCAAAGCCTGAACCAGTTGAGCTGGTAGACCGGCGGACCGGCGCAGCCAGGCGGACAACGCTGGACACCGACGTCAACCTTGTAGGGTCCGAATGGCATGACCTATTCCTTTCGTCTCTTGTCGCTCTTGCGCTCCGTCGTCGAAATCTCGGTGTCGACCGTGTCCTGCTTGTCGATTTCGTCATCGGTGAGGACCTTGGCCCAGCCGCGCCGCTCCATTCCCCACGCCACGTAATCGGGCACCGAGTGCACCCCGCCAGGCCGGAAGTTGGTGAGCGTGAAACCGTTGTCGAGCGAGTATTGCGCCGGCCCCGGAACCTTCCAACTCGCCTCGGGCATGATCTTTACGATCTTGTGATCACGAGACGACATCTCGGGCCTTCTCCATTGTGACCCGATAGGAGCCGCAGGGGTTGCAGCATTCGCCATCGCCTTGCCTCATACCGATTCGGGTCTTTCCAGTCGCAGGATCGCGACTCATCACGAGCGCCTTGTCCTGCTCCAGCGGAACAACGCGCAGCCAGTCCGCGATGTGCCGCCGATAGAGAACCTCGACCTCGCCGTTGACACGATCGACCAGAGTGCCACCGCGAACACTGATGACGCCGGTGCGACCCTCAAACACCTTCGGATCGATGCGGCCGTTCGACCATGCCGATACGTCGACCCACGACACCTCGTCCGGCACGCCGTCGAGGTCGCGGGTGTGCTGCAGCACGAACCGCGCCTCGCCGGTCCCGCTGAACACGATGCGCGTGACCTTGCTGTCAACACGCCGCGGAATCACGGTGCCATGGTCGAACAGGACTTCCAACGTTCAGCCCCTCGGCACGCGCCGCTCGACCGGGGCCTGAGCTGGCTGATGCATGGCCGCGAACGGCTGCGCACCGCCAGCGTGAAAGCCGCCCGGCCACGTCGCGGGATCAACGTCCTGCATGCCGGTGCGTTTCAGGTCGCGGATCACGATGGTGATGTCCAGCCCGCCGGCCGTGCCCACGACCCGCATGAACCGCTTGGGGCACGGGAACGAGAACTGGCATTGGCTGTGCGCCCTGATCGGAGACTCGGCCGAGAGCGTGATCACCGCGTCCTGCAGCTCGGTGCCGAGCGGCGATGCGCAGTCAGGCTCGACCTTCAAGGTCGAGAACGCGCCGGGCTTGCACATGTCATCTGGGTCGGCGTCCGCCACCTCGACCGTAAACGTGCCGCTGGTGATGTCGGCATCGGTCCCGTTCGCGATACAGATCGCATAGCGATAGCCGGGCATCAGATCGACCCATTTCGGCGCGAGCGCGTTCCAGCCCTCGACCGTTCCTGCCGCTGAATAAGCACCCATGTGACCTCCTATTGATCTCGATAGAACTCGCCGTGAGCTTTGCGAGCGGCCAGCTCACGAGCGGCTTTGGCTTCGGCGAGGGTGGCGAAGTGTCCGATGAAATCGCCGTTTACGCGCACCTCGTACAACGGCAACCTTTGCTGCTTAGGTCGCGGTGGTCGAAAGTAAATGCCCTTGGTGCCTAGCTTGCTTTTGGCATAGGGCTTCGTGTTGTATCGATTCTGCGAGGCTGTCGCTTCGTGCAAATTATCCCATCGATTATTCAAACCATTGTTGTCCTTGTGGTCGATCTGATCCTTGGGCCATACGCCCGTCATGTAGAACCACGCAACGCGGTGCGCGAGGTACACATTGCCATCGATCCCGAGCAGCACATAGGGGCAGCGAGTCGTTCTGTTGTAGCACCCCGCACGCACACGCCTTCGCCTGCCCCCTTTGCCTTTTCTGCCATTGCCGGTCCAAAAAAATTCTCCGGTCTCGGGGTCGTAATCTAGAAGCTCGCGCAGTCGCTCGTGCGAAAGCGCAGTTTCCATATTGCGATTAGGATGACCGTTGCGCATTACCGAATCCTCAAGAGTCGCGCGGCGTTGGGACAGATGACCCCCCCTCCTATGCGACTCTCGAACTTATAGAGCACACAGAAACCCGCGCTATAAGGGTCTTGCTGCATCGTGACCGCCTTGCGGTTCACGACCATGTAGACGAGATTCCAATTCCCGTACGCAACGGGGAGCGATCCTGGCGCCACGTCGGGCATCTGATTCGCGATCACGACCTGCGTGCCGGAAATCAGCATTTGCCCGCCCTCGACCGGCGACTGCACCATGATCGGCCGGCCGGCGGTGTCGGAGAGCGTGAGCACGAGGCCGAGCGTGTTCTGATTCATCAGATAGGCGCCGCCGCCCGAAACGCCGCCGCCGGTCGCGGCAAGCGACATCGGCACCTGCCAGCGCAACATCACGAGGTCCTGCCAGGTGAATTGACCGGGCGCGGAGCCGAGGGCTGTTTCGACCACAGGGATGCCGGCAGCCGGGTTGAGGATGCCCATCGGCTTGCCGAAACCGTCGCCGGTCAGGACCGCGTTGTTGACCTGCATTCGGAACGCGCGATTGACCTTCTGCAGCATCCACTGCTCGATATTCACTGAGGCATCGTCGAGCAGATCGCGCGTGGCGCACACGATATAGCGCAACGATTCTGGTTTGATCTCCAGCTCGCCCAGCCCGGAACCGATTTGCTGGGTGGGGTTGTTTGCGAAGCAGCTCGAGTCGCACGCCCACGCCGCCACGTCCCAGACCTCGTTATCGACCATGAATTTGATCGATGGCCCGCTGATGGTGATGTTGCGCATGAGGCCGGTGATGTCGGCCTCGTCGACCAGGCAGCTCAGGATCTCGTTCGACAATTCCGGCGCAAGGATGAAGCCCTGCGATCCGAACGTGAACGCTGAGAGCGCCTTGCGGTACTCGGCCGGCAGGTTATCGATGTGAGTCGTGTGCATCAACGCTCGCATCGCCTTGATGGCGATCTCGGCGACCGCGATCTCGTCCTCCGTTGGATTGAACGGCATTTCCTGCAGCGCCGACTGCTTCACAATGTTCATCTTGTGTTTGTATTCGAGCAGATCGATTGCCTTCTGGCGCCGCTCGGCCTTCGATTTGTCCTCGACAAAGCCGCCGGGTCGCTGGGCCTGCTTCATCAGCTCGTTGACCGCCTGCTCGATGCTCTGCAGCTTGGCGACCGACTTCACCTGATCATCAACGATGCGTGCGATCTTGGCCTCCACATCGGTGACCGACTTGGAGCCCTTGGCCACCTCGACCTTGAGCTCATCGAAGGCATCGGTGCGCGCCTTGTCGGTCTTCTCGACATCCTCACGCGCTGACTTGATATCGGCCTGCACGTTCCTGAGCAGCTCGGCGACGGCGTCCTGCGTCATGGCGTTGTTCCTCTCCACGTTTCCCGTAGGCGCTTGGCCTCAGACGCCAGCGCAATGAACCCGGCCTCGTCATGCTCACGAAAGCCGTCGATCTCGGTGATGGCGATGCGCTTGTCGAGCGCATCGAAGCCGCGGGTCATCACGACCTCGATTTCGCGCTCGCTGAAACCGCTGTCGTAGAGCCACTGCCGCGTGCTCTCGGGCGAGAGCGACTTGACGGCGTGGAGTCTGGCCTTCTGATTGGCGGGGATGGCGACGATTGAGATTTCGAGCAGCGTCGCCTGCTTGATGCGGCGCTCGGTGTAATCGTCGTTGAACCTGACACCACCGGACTTGGGCCGGAAGCCGACCGACAGCCCTTTGATGTAGCCGCGCTTGAGCAGCTTGTAAGTTTCGAGACCCTTCTCGATGTCGAGGCCAATCTCGCCCTCGACCTCCAGCCGCTTGCCCTTCTGTTCGAACCTGAGCCATTTGCCGATCACCTGGTCCGGCCTGTGATCGCGCAACAGCCGCACGTCCTCGGGATCTACGTCACCGAATGCGCCGGCCTCGATGATGTCGTCGGTCAGGTCTTTGTCGGCGGTCGTGGCAATGCCGGTGAACGTGGCAACGTTCTTGTCCGCGTCTTCGCTCAGCGATTTGGTTTCGACGCCGATCAGGTCTTGATGCAGCAACATGCGCGCGGCCCCGTGGCGCGGCGCGCGGTCTGGCCGGTCTCATCTCAGGGAGGGGACTTACACCCGTCAGCCTGGCCGAGCGCCGCTGACGCTAAGTCTTAGAACGGGAGTTGCGGAAGCGCAACCACCTCGACCGGCCTCGGAAAACCTGACGTCATGTTTTCGGGCGCAAATTTTCGACCTTTACCCGAACAGGTCCGAGTGCGTTCCCGTGCGCACCAACTCGATGGTGTCGTCCGCATCGCGATAGATCAGCACCCAGTCACCCATGATATGGCAATCGCGAAAGCCTTGCCATTCGCCTTTCAACGGATGATCGCGGTTGGCTGGTGGCAATCGCCGACCAGTTCTGAGCATGTCAACGACGCGGTCCAGTTTTTCGCGCGGCCAACCGCGCCGCACGACCGATCGCAGGTCCTTGGTAAAGGAACCGGTGAGCCGCAGTGCCTTCATTCACGCAGGAGGCGATCAAAAATCTCGCGAGTGCTGCCGCGATAGGTCTTGGCCTTGCCGGCTTCGAGTTCCTCGATGGCGGCGACGGTCTCGGCATTGGGAATGCGCACGTCGAAGGGCAGCCCCTGCCGGAGTGCGACCATACGATAGAACAACCGCAGTACCTCGCTGCGGGACAGCCGCAGCTTGCGGAAAACCGCCTCGGCTTCCCTCTTCAGGTCGGCATCGATGCGGACGTTGATGGTTTCCTTGCGCATGGCGCTGATGTAACGCAAGTTACGTTACAATACAAGCCCTGCCCGCCGCGCGGCCTAGGGCGTGGCCGTTTGCGGTTGTTTCCTTGGCCGTCCGCCCTTGCCGGCGCTGCGCGGCAGGCCGGCGAGCTCGCGCGCGGCTGGCCAGATCACTGACAGGAATATGCTGCACTCCGGCGCCGCCGATTTGACGAAGGCCACGGCGTCGGCTCGCCGCAGATCGGGTTCGCGCTGCAGCCTGGCCGCCAGCATGTCGATCGCGGCGTCGACCTGATCCAGCAAATCCTCCTCCTCGGGCGGATCGCACGGCAGCGGTCCATCGAAAAAATCGTCGGTGTCCATCGTCATGGTTCCGTGTTCAGCAGCAGCGAGCACCGGCAATTGATCACCAGCTCGGCCGGCGCGTTCTCATCCCCAGGGCGTTGCATCGGATAGCCGCCAACGTTGAACGCCTCACGCCATGGAATGGTTGTGCCGTGAACCTCGGCGTGCGCCGGCCTCGTCTTGCCATCCATGACGGCCCACCAGGTCTTGTTCCGCACCGGGATGCGGCGATAGTTGGCGGTCGCCTCGACAGCCGCGAGCGCGGCGTTGTGGGTCTCGGTGCGCGCGATGGCGGCAGCGCGTCCCTTTGACAACTCCGGCGCTTGGTTCTGCAGCTCGCGCGCAATTTCCGCCACCGGCCGGCCCTCTCGGATCATGCCTAAGATGGTGCTCCCGATCATATCGGTCATGCTGGCCGACATGCCGGTGATGCGCGAGCCCGCCTTGGCCTCCAGGTGGTTCAGTTGCTCGCGCATGAACTCGGTCATTGTCGGCGGGGCGGCCTTTTGCTCGCGGCTATGATTTGCGATGGCCCTATATTGGTCGCGATAGATGCGCTTGTAGGCCGCGAGCAGCACCGCTTCCCCTCGCTGCACAAAATATTGTTGGGCACGCCAAGTGTTCTTCGCGGCGGCGAGCCGAATGAACGCGGTCACCACCGGCCAGATGCGCAGGTAGAGCTTCTGCTCCTCGGCATCGAGGTACTGCTGGAATTCGCGATCGCTGGTAACGTCGATCAACACGTCACGATTCCGGCGCGTCTTCGTGCGGCCGCGGCGCCGGCCAGCGCGAATCGGCACCGCCGCCGGTGATCTGGCCGCCGAAAATCTCGACCTGCAGGCGCTTGCGGGCGAGCTCCTCCACCTGGACCGGCACATTCGCCATCGGATCGTCATACGGCGGATAGCCGAGCAACGCCCTTTGCTCGTTGACCGAGAGCATGGTGGCGCGCACCGCGGTCTCGACCATCTGCAGGCGACCCTGCACCATGGCCGGCAGCTGCGAGATGTCCGGCCGGATCACGGCATCGTCGCCCATGAGCAGCGCGAGATTGAGTGCCGCGACGTAGAGGTTGATGTAACCGGGCAGCACCGTGTCGGTGAGGAAGCCGATCCGCGCCAAGGCCAGGTTGTTGTAGGTGTCCTGGCCGGGCAGCGCCACGAGCTGGCTCGGCACGCCGAACGTCATCGTGACATCGCGCGCCAGGCTATCCTTGATCGCCACCGACAAAGCGTTGCCGGGGTCCTCCGACAACCGCGTGAACGACCATTTCGCTTTCGAGCTGATGAGCGTGCTGCCGCTCTCCGGGCCGCGCAGCTTGAACTGTGCGAGCTTGTCCTTCATGTCCTGGAGCGCCGGCTTCAACACGTCGGCCTCGGTCGAGAGCAGGCCGGTGATGTTCGATGAGTTGGAAACAATGTCGGCGCATCGCTGCAAAATCCTGGTGAACACCTCCGCCGGCGGTGCGGCGATCGAGGCCGGCGAGCGGTCGGCCTGCGGGTTGAGCACCGGCCGATGGATGAAGGTCAGATCCGAAGTGCCATCGGGGTTGACCGGGAAAAACTCCGCCTCACGCCCGTTCGCTGGCGTGATCTCGAAGCCGGCAATCATCTTGCTGCCGTTGGCATACTTGACGATGACCTCGTTGGCGTTGATCGGCCACAGCTCTTGCGTGATGTCGCCGACACCGCGAACGCGCTTGAGAAAGGCGCGATTGGTGATG